TCAAGATGGGAGGGTGCTGCGATGTATGTGCAAACAGCGATAACTCTCTTTAACAAGCGCCTGAGCGCTGACAGGCGGGAGGTCTACTTCCCGACCTGCATCACCGGCGCCTCGTTCTTCGAGTCGAGGAGCTCCAGCCACTCCACGGATGGAGCTCACTCCGAGAGCCTCACCTACAAGCTCCGGATCCCGATCGACGCCAAGGTCCAGGACGACAAGACCTACCTCAGCGAGATGGCCTTCAAGGCTCTGACCGCTGAGGAGGCCGCTGATCACTGGACGATCCAGAAGGGTGACATCGTCCTGGCATGTGCGACAGAGCTCACCGAGCCGGTCGCTGAGCCCGCTCTCAAAGAGCTGGCCAAGGCCAACCTGGCGGACGTCATCACGGTGAAGGAATACGCGGACAACACGATCAGAGGCTCGAAGGCCGTCCAGCACTGGCGGATCGGAGGCGAATGATGGCATTTAAGCCTATACAGAACCTACAAGACGCAACGGCGACCGGGAAAAACGGGTCGGTCAAGATCACCTGGAACGCCGGAGCGCTGCCGAGGATCAACGGCGTGCTCAGCAAGAAGCAGGAAATCATCGACAGCGAAGTGCTGCGGCTCTGCTCTCCCCTGGTCCCCTTCCGGACCGGAGCGCTGGAGAGATCCGGCACGCTGGGCACAGTCATCGGCTCCGGCGAGGTGAAGTACATCGCCCCGTATGCACGGCGCCAATACTACGGAACCGCACAGACCCGGAGCTATGACCCGAGGCGCGGCGGCATGTGGTTCGAGCGCATGAAGACAGCCAACAAGGACCAGATCCTGCGGCTGATCAACTCATAAGGAGGAGCGTGATGGTCAATTCAATCATCGAGGGCGTGGCTCAGTTCTTTGAGGCCTGCCCTATTCTGGCGGACGGAGCCTTCAGGGTGGACGCCCTGGGCGATAAGCCTCAGGAGTACACGATCGAGACCGGGATCTTCAACCCGGTGATCGAGACGTACATCGACGGCAGCTCAGACCGGCGCTACCAGTTCAACTTCGGAAGCCGTGAGTACTACGGGATGGACCGGATCCAGAACATCGCGAACAGCTCCTTCTATGAGGACTTCGCGGCATGGGTCGAGGCCCAGGATGCAGCTGGCAGCTTCCCGGAGCTCCCGAAAGGGATGCACGCGGAACAGCTGACCGTGCTGTCTTCCGGCTATCTGTTCGACGAGTCGATGCAGAACGCCAGATACCAGATACAGTTAGAACTTATTTATCACAAGGAGGCATAAGCACATGAGAAAGTTCAATCTTCAGCTTTTTGATGACAGCCGTGCTGCCCTGCTCAGGAACGCCATCGCGGACTATGCGCTGATCGGCACTGAGTACGAGCTGATGGGCACAGGCTTCACTTCCCTGGACGAGAGCCCCAACGCTCAGACGGACAGCGAGACCTACATCAACGAGGTCACGGCTTCCTCTGACATCACTGGCTACGAGACCGAGTTCCCGTATGAGTCCAGGCTGATCCCTTCCCAGAAGGCGATCTACGCGCTCTACAAGATGGGGCGCGACCACGCGACCGGAGACGCTGCACAGCTGACCTACGTCCGCGTGGATCTGTTCAACCCGATCGGCACACCTTCGGCTCAGACTGCCGAATATACTGCCCGCCAGTTCACCGTGGCCAACGAGGTCTCCGACATCGAGGGCGAAGGTGGCGCGAAGATCCAGGTCTCCGGCACGCTCCACGCGGTCGGTGATCCGGTCCAGGGCAAGTTCGACACCGTGACCAAGGAGTTCACGGCCGGAACCTTCAGCGGCAAGTACGACGCCTAAGAAGGACCACAACAGCAAACAGCTGGCACCACGCGACTGACCTCACGGGCAGGAAGTGGCCAGACGGAGCCCGGTCAACAGTGCGGCCGGGCTCTGATTTTTAATTAAGCACTGACCAGAGGAGGAAAAACATGGACATCATCATCAACGGCGTAACGCTTCAGGGCGATTTTATGGACGCGGACTTCGTGGGTCCGTATGAAGAGGCGACCAAGAAGATGCAGGCGACAGCTATGGCCAGCCGCAACAAGCAGTACAGCAGCGCGGCGGAGGGCTACCTGGAGCAGTGCGCGACGGTCGACACCTACTTCGACGACATCTTCGGACCCGGTACGGCCGAGAAGGTCTTCCAGGGATCGGAGCACAACATCATGGTCCACCTGAAGGCCGTGGAGGAGCTGACCGACTGGGCTCAGGGTGAGAAGAAGAAGCTCAACGACTTCACGAACAAGTACACCCAGCGCCAGAACGCACAGCTCCAGCGCGAACGCGCCCAGCAGGTCATCTCTGCAAAGAAGAATAAGCATTGAACCTGCTGATCGACGGCCTGCCTGAGGACGTCGAGATCGGCGGCCAGACGGTCAAGATCGAGACCGGCTTCCGGACCGGGATCCTCTTCGAGGAGATGATCCGGGACGTCACCCTCTCGGACACCGAGAAGATCCAGACGGCGCTGGGGCTTTACTTCCCCGGCGTGTATTTTGACGGGATCGAGGTGATCCAGGAGGCGCTGGACCGTCTTTTCTGGTTTTACCGCTGCGGCGAGGAGCCGCAAGAGATGACCGGCTCCGAAGAAGACGCCGAAGAAGGCGGAGGAAACGACAACCCGCCCTTCTCGTATGAGTACGACGCGGACTATATCTACGCCGCGTTCCTTCAGGCCTACAAGATAGACCTGGCACGCCATTCTCTCCACTGGTGGCAGTTTCGAGCTCTGTTCCGGGCGCTGCCCGAGGACACCCAGATCATGAAGATCATCGGCTACCGGACCATGAAGATCCCGGCCAAATTGCCGAAGGAGCAAAAACAACATTATCAGCGCATGAAGCGCATATACAGGCTCCCTCAATCTGAGGACAGACAACAGCTCGAAAGTGACCTCTCTGCTCTACTTATGAACGGAGGCAACCCCTCCGCCCTATTGAATGGAGGAAGAGAGTCATGGCATCAGACGGAACCCTAAAATTTGATACTACGCTGGACACGAGCGGGCTGGAGAAAAACACCAGCTCGCTCGGCAGCGTCGCCAAGAACGCGCTGGGCGTGTTCGCTGGCAATCTTATGACGAAGGCCGTGGACGCCGTCGTCAACCTGGGCAAGGAGGCCCTGAACTCTGGCATGTCCTTCGAGACATCCATGGCGAAAGTCTCCACGCTCTTCACCGGAACGGACGAGGAGTTCGGGAAGCTCTCGGACACGATCCTGGATCTGTCCTCTGCGACCGGCCTGGCCGCTGACGGCCTGGCTGAGGCAGCCTACTCCGCGCTGTCCGCTTCCGTACCTGCTGAGGATCTCGGCTTCACACTGGAGAAGTCCGCGAAGCTGGCCGCTGCTGGCTTCACTGACGTGGACACGGCCCTCTCGGCTACTGCCAAGACGATGAACGCCTACGGCATGAGCGGCGAGGAGTCTCTGGACAAGGTCCAGAAGGTCCTGATCCAGACCCAGAACCTCGGCATCACCACCGTGGGCGAGCTGGGCGCGAGCCTGGCACAGGTCACGCCGACCGCTGCCGCCTTCGGTGTATCGTTTGAACAGGTCGGCGCCTCCCTGGCCACTATGACGGCACAGGGTACTCCTACAGCACAGGCCACCACTCAGCTGAACAGCTTGATCGCTGAGCTGGGCAAGAACGGCACGGTCGCCGCCAAGAACCTCGAAAAGGCTGCCGAGGGCAGCAAGTACGCGGGCATGTCCTTCAACGAGATGATGGACGCGGGCGCGACCCTGGACGAAGTGCTGGGAATGATGCAGGCATCGGCAGACGCCTCCGGCGTGTCTATGGTCGACATGTTCAGCTCGATCGAGGCAGGCAAGGCGGCCATGTCGATCTTCACCCAGGAGGGCGAGGTCTTCCATAGCAACCTGGAGCAGATGGGCACGGACGCCGACGTTGTTGGTGACGCCTACGCCAAGGTGAGCGACACGCTGGAGTTCAAGAGCCAGCAGATCAAGACCAGCCTGAGCAACATCGCCACCAGCCTTTACAGCATGGCAGCGGGACCGCTGGCCGATGCAGCCGACGCGGCTGCCGGAGCGCTGGCGGAGATCCAGAAGGGCTTCAGCGAGAACGGCCTGGCCGGAGTCGGCGACGCGATCCTCGGCATGATGGAGAGCGCGGCCGAAAAGCTGGAGAACTTTGACTGGGAAGGCGCGGCGGACGGGATCGTCGAGAAGATCACCGGCTTCATCGACGGCGACGGCGCCGGCCGCTTCCTGGAGACAGCTGGCCGGATCATCACCGCCCTGGTGCAGGGCATCGGCAAGGCACTCCCGAAGCTCCTGCCTGCAATCGTGAAGCTCGTGGCCTACATGGTCACGTCACTGATCAAGCAGATCCCGAAGCTCCTCCAGGCCGGTGTGGACCTGGTCAAGGGCATCGTCAACGGCCTGATCTCCGCCCTGCCTAACATCGGGCAGGCGATCCTGGACATCGGCCGGGCTATCCTCGACGCCTTCAAGAGCTTCTTCGGTATAGCATCGCCTTCGACGGTCATGCAGGAGCAGGGCAACTTCCTGGTGGAGGGCGTGATCAACGCGCTGATCGCTCTGCCGGGCAAGATGGCGGAGGTCTTCTCTGACGCCCTGGCGAAGCTCCTGGAGTGGGGCCAGAACATGCTCCAGTCAGCAGGCACCGCGATGACCAACATGCTGAGCAAGATCAGCACCATCGTCAGCCAGCTGCCGGGTAAGGTCTGGACCTTCCTGGTGAATACCGTCACCCGACTGGTCCAGTGGGGCCAGCAGATGCTCAGCAACGCCTCCACGGCGATGACCAACATGCTGAGCAAGATCAACAGCATAGTGCAGCAGCTTCCTGGGAAGGTCTGGACGCACCTGGTCAACACGATCAACAAGCTGATCGCCTGGGGCCAGCAGATGCTCTCGAACGCGAGCACCGCCATGACCAACATGCTCAGCAAGATCAACTCGATCGTGCAGCAGCTTCCCGGAAAAGTATGGACCCATCTCGTCAACACCGTGAACAAGCTGATCCAGTGGGGTCAGCAGATGCTCAGCAACGCCTCCACGGCCATGAGCAACATGCTCTCGAAGGTGAACAGCATCGTCTCCGAACTTCCGGGGAAGATCTGGACGCACCTGGTCAACGCCGTGAACAAGGTCATCAGCTGGGGCCAGCAGATGGTCTCGAACGCTTCGACCGCTGCCAGCAATATGCTCAGCAAGGTCTCCAGCACGCTCTCACAGCTGCCCGGGCAGATCTGGACACACCTCAGCAACGCGGCCTCGAAGGTCGTCTCCTGGGGCTCAGAACTGGCCAGCAAGGGCGCCGCTGCGGCGAAGCAGCTCTTCGACTCCGTCGTGAACGGACTGAAGGACCTGCCCAGCAGGATCACCAGCATCGGCAGCGACATCGTGAGCGGCCTCTGGAACGGCATCAGCTCCGGCTGGGACTGGCTGAAGAATAAGGTCAGCAACCTGGCCACGAGCCTCCTGGACAGCGCCAAGAGCGCCCTGGGCATCAGTTCACCGTCCAAGGAGTTCCGGGACGAGGTCGGCCACTGGCTCCCGCCCGGCATCGCTGAGGGCTTCGAGGACTCCATGCCTCAGGCCATTAAGGACATGAAGGCCCAGGCGGCCAAGATGGTCGGCCAGATGCAGACGGCGATCTCGGCCTCTGCCGGAACCCTCGCGCTCAATGCAGCGGGACCGGCGAACCTGAGAGCCATGTCCACGGTCGGCACGATCGTCAACAACGACAACCACTTCGAGCAGGAGAACACCTACAACGTGCCCGTGGCTACGCCGTCCGAGGTGAGCAAGGCACAGCGCGAGGCGCTGCGGAACATGGTCGGAGGTGTGAAATGACAAAAAATACATTAACCATCGAGCTGACCTGCAACGGCAAGACGCTGAGGATGGGACCCGGTGAGGACATCGACATCACGGCAGTGACCGGGCTGGAGTCCTCCGAGCTTGACATCAGCACATCAGACAACGCCCTGGTCGACGGGGCGAGCGTCGACGGCAAGAAGATCAAGCCGAGGCCCATCCACATCGAGGCCAGCTTCAAGAGCAACAAGAACAACCCGGAGAACCGGGCCAACGTGATCAAGTTCTTCAACCCGAAGTACACGGGCAAGGCACTGATCACCAACATGGGCGTGAGCCGGAACATCGAGTACGAGCTGGAGGGCTGGACCTTCGCTTCCGTCCGGAACATGGACAACAAGCTGAAGATCCTGGTCGACCTGCTCTGCCCGGACCCGTACATGCTCAACGTCGACAACTATGGCAAGAACATGGCCAACATCTCGGCGCTCTTCGCCTTCCCGTGGAGGATGCTGGGCACCCGGATGACCAGCGGCAAGCTGGACTACCCGGACAAGGCCAGAGGGATGCTGCTGGGCGGCATGACAATGGGCTACCGCACGCTGTACAGAGAGGTCGTGCTGGCCAACGACGGAGACGTCCCGACGGGCGTCCAGATCCAGTTCGTGGCCACCAGAGGCCCAGTCGCCAACCCGAAGATCACCAACACCGGCACCGGCCAGTATATGAGGGTCAACGTGGCCATGCAGCAGGGCGACATCCTGCTGATCGACACGAACGACCGGCACCAGGTCATCACTCTGAACGGCGTCAACTACTACCAGCACATTGACCGCAAGAGCGAGCCCTTCAAGCTCGCCGTGGGCGACAACTATCTGGAGTATGACGCGGACGAGAACTACACGAACCTGGACGTCAACCTCTTCTATACGCCGAAGTATCTGGGGGTGTAGGCCTATGATGAATTTGATCATACTCGACGAAAACTTCGACACGCTGGGGATCATCAGCGTGTTCAACACAATGATCTGGGACCGGAGGTACTACGCCCCCGGTCTCTTCGAGCTATACACTCCCGCCGAGTTCTTTGAGCTCATGAACACCGGGCGCTACCTCTACCGGAGCGACCGGACAGATCTCGGCGTGATCCGCGAGGTCAACTTCGCCCGGGACGCAAAGGGGGCGAGGACTGCATACTGCAAAGGCTATTTTGCCGAGGAGCTGCTCAACAACCGGGTGATCAACGGCCAGGTGAACATCACCGGAACGCCGGAGGCCATCGGCCGCCAGCTGGTCAACAAGTATGTGATCAGCCCGAGCGACGCGGACCGGAAGATCCCGGAGATCCGGCTGGGAACCCAGCACGGCATCGGGACGAGCGTCACGGTCACAGCTACCGGCGACCGCCTGGGCGACAAGCTCTACGAGATCGAGCAGACCCAGGAGCTCAGCCACCGGCTGATCTATGACTACCTGGCCAACACGCTCAGCTTCGAGCTCTGGCAGGGCAAAGACCGAAGGGACACCCAGGACGTCAACAGCTGGGCCATCTTCTCCGACAGCTTTTTCAACGTGAAGAACGCGGTCTATGACAGGGACGAGTCGGACTGCAAGAACTTCGCCTACGTCGCCGGAGAGGGAGAAGGCACGGCCAGGGTCATCGTGGAGGTGGACATCCGAAGCAGCGCCGACGAGGAACGCCGGGAGCTCTGGGTGGACGCCAGGGATCTGCAAAGCACCTACACGGACGACGGAGGCACCGAGCACACCTACACGGCCGCCCAGTACCGGGCGCTGCTCCGGCAGCGTGGTCTGGAGAAGCTGGCGGAGTACGAGAAGGTGGAGACGGTCAACAGCGACGTCGATCCGGACGCGAACCTGATCTACATGACCGACTTCGACCTGGGAGATCTCTGCACCTACAGATACACGGACGTCGGGATCGAGACGATCAAAAGGATCACCGAGATCCAGGAGGTCTACGAAGGCAGCAAGCAGACGCTCAGCGTGATCTTCGGGACCGGGGCGATGACGTCCATCAAGAAACTAATCAAGAGGGAGGCATCATAACATGGCTATGAGATACGGCTATTTTGACTCCGAGATCACTGGAGTCGACTCCGAAGGTATGCCGATCTTCGACCGGGCGGAAACGTCGGAGCTTTTCCGGCTTCTGTTCGCGAAGCTGCTCACCAACGGAGTGCTGGCCAAGCCTGCGGACTGCTTCCAGGTCCTCGCCGGTGACACCGGCCTGACCGTTAAGGTCCGCCCGGGCTTCGGCCTGATCAATGGCGCCTTCGCCTATGACGCGGCGGAGAGCACCTACGAGCTGGCGACAGCTCCCACCCAGTACAGCAGGATCGACCGCGTCGTCCTGCGCGTCAACTACAGAGACCGGCTCTGCGAGATCATCATCAAGACCGGCACGGCTGCGTCGTCTCCGGTCGCTCCGGAGCTGATCCGACCGACCAGCGGCGACTACTACGAGCTGAGCCTGGCCACGATCCGGATCAGCACCAACATGGCCACGGTCACCCAGAGCGCGATCACAGACACCAGACCGGACAGCTCCGTCTGCGGCTACATCACTCAGTTCATCGACAGCATTGACACGGAGGTCTTCTTCGCCCAGTTCAATGCTTTCTATGACGAGTTCGTGGACAAGTCGGACGCCAGCTACGAAGAGTTCCTGGACATGGCCCAGCAGGCCTACGACGGCTACACGACCACGATCAACAACTACATCACGGACCTGGAGGATCGAGGCGAGGCCAACCTCACCGAGATCACCGAGAACCTCAGAGAGTTCCAGCGCACGAGCCAGAACGCCTTCAACGCCTGGTTTGCTACAGTGCAGGACCTCCTGGACGAGGACGTGGCCGGTCATCTGATCAACATCACGACAGACCACGAGGAACGTCTCACCCTGGCGGAGTATATGGCCATCCACAACGACTACTTCGCACCGCTCAGGGATGACGACGGCAGCATGATCCTGGACGACGATGACAATGTGATCATGGTCGACTGGAAATACGCATACGCATAAGGAAGGAGAAAAATTATGCAGATTGACATTGAAAACGGCAGACGCTTCAACGAGGAGCCCGCGATCAGCGCGGTCTCCAGCGGCGCGGACATCGTCCTCGTCAGACTGGCAGACGGCACCGGCGTCAAGGCTCTGCCCCTCTCAGCCCTGAGAGACTTCGCGGCCGGTGACATCACAGCCCTGGAGACCGAAGACAAGACCAGCCTGGTCGCTGCGGTCAACGAGCTGCTGGCCGACATCGGCGAGGACAGGGAGCGCCTCGACGGCCTGGATGATCTGACCGACATCCTCACCCACCACGGCGCGGGTCTTCACAACGCCCTCTACCGTGGCAAGTACCTGGGCGACTCTCTCACGGCGGCACAGTCGGCAGCGATCCGCGCCGGGACGTTCGAGGACCTCTACATCGGGGACTACTGGACCATCGGCGGCGTGAACTACAGGATCGCGGACTTCGACTACTTCTACCGCGCCGGTGATACGGAGTGCACGACCCACCACGTCGTCATCGTTCCGGACACCAATCTGGACAACCAGAAGATGAACGACACCAACGTCACCACGGGCGGCTATACCGGCTCCAAGATGTACACCGACTACATGGCCACGGCCAAGAACAAGATCATCGCGGCCTTCGGCTCCGGTCACATCCTGAACCACCGCGAGTACCTGACGAACGCCGTGGCGAACGGCAGACCGAGCGGCGGCGCGTGGTTCGACAGCACGATCGAGCTCATGAGTGAGGCCATGTGCTACGGCGGCACCTTCTTCGAGCCCGTCTCTGACGGCTCCACTGTACCGGCCAAGTACAGCGTGGCCTGCAAGCAGCTGAACCTCTTCAGGCATCGCCCTGACATGATCAGCAACCGCCAGTGGTTCTGGCTGAGGAATGTCGTCTCTGCGACGGACTTCGCCGCTGTCGACGGCACTGGCAATGCGGGCTACGGCAC